CGGAGAGCGCGTTTGCGAACGTCACTTGCGAGCCGCTGATTGGCGACGAGCCGCACGCCGGCGCTTACGAGTGGATGCTGGCCAAAGACCTGGAGCGCGAGGGCTTGCCGCTGGAGTGTTTCTTTATGGGCTTTGCGCTTACGTTGATGAGCCGCGAGCTTTGGCAGCGCTTCCCGTTCGATTGCTACGGCTCCCGCGGCTTTGCGAGCGACTTTCATCTCTCCCGCCGGCTGCGCGACGCGGGCGTTCAGATGACCGTCGCCCCAGGTGGACGCGTGGAGCACTTGAAAGAGCGCTGGAACGAGTCAGATAACGACCCGGCAAAGCGACTTAGGTTCGACCGGCCCGCCCAGGTGACGGTGATCGAGGCGTGAAGGTCGTTGCCGTCTTGTGCTGGTGGGATGAGTCCCCGACTTGGCTCTCTCACGTCATCGCCGGGGCCGCCCGAGCCGGCGTGTCGCACGTCGTGGCCGTTGATGGCCCTTACGCGCTGGTTTCCTCCACGGAGCGCACGAGCGGAGTTGAGCAGCACGACGCGATCATTCGCGCCTGCCACTCCTCCAGGGTTGGGCTTTCGCTGATCGTTCCCGATGGCCCGTGGGTCGGAAACGAGGTTGAGAAGCGCACCGCCGCTTTCCGGGCGGCCCTGGACGTGACAACCGAGGACGATTGGCTTTTGGTTGTGGATGCGGATATGCCGGTTGTGCGCGGAAACCTTCTCGCGGACCTGGACGGCTGCGATCTTGACGTGGCGACCGTTCAGCTCGTGGATCGCTTCGATTGGCATACCGACGACGGGCGTTCGATCCTGCCGCCGGAGGCGCGGGTCGCGCAGCGCACCGTCAGCTCGCATCGCGCCTTGTTTCGTGCCCGCCGCGGCCTGGAGGTGAACGGCGCTCATTACATCTACCGCTACCCGGACGCTTCGGGTGATTGGCGGTACTTGTGGGGGCCGAGCTCGCTGCCGCTGGAGCCCGCCCAGCACTTGCAGGGCGTTGAGGTGGAGCATTGGACGCGGCAACGCAACGCTCTTCGCGCCGAGCAGCAGAAGGCTTATTACGAGCTGCGCGATCAGATCGGCATCGAGAAGGTCGGCCGTCTCTATATGGAGAGCGTGGACGGCTCGGTTTCCGAAGTGAACTAGGAGGGGGTCACTATTCCGTTTTGGCTTTGGCGGCTTGGTTTCAAGCTGCGCGGACGCAAGCTCGCCCGCATTCATCTTCGTAACGGCGCACCAAGCGTTGAAGGGATCCTCATTGGCGCTGCCGGCGGTCGTTACGTCTTACTTACCCCCAGGGTTCTTCAAGATCCCGAGCCCGCTGACTTGACCGGACATCTTGAAGTGCCAAAGGAGAACGTCATTTTCATTCAGGTGCTCGCTTCGTGAAACTTCTATCTCGCGATGGCCGCAACGTGGAGGTTCGCTTCGCGGAGTTCGGTTCCAGCGCTATCCCCGTCCCGTTTGATCGCGGCGGCGCTGGAATGCCGCTCGCCGTAACCCCGGACGTGGCTTTCGGGCTGCCGGCCGTCACCGCTTGCATTCGCTTGATCGCTGAGACGGTCGCCGCGATGCCGCTTCTCGTTTACCGCCGTGATTCCGAGGAGGAGCGTCAGCGCGCGGAGGACTCTCCGCAATGGCAGCTTCTTCGCGTTCGCCCGAACCGCGATCAGTCCCCGCACGACTTCATCAGCGATATCGCCGCTGCCATTGAGGGGTACGGCAACGCGTACCTCCTGAAGGTCTTTGGTCGCCTGGAGGACGGCACGCGCGGCGTTGTTGAGCTCATTCCGATCCCGCCCGGTTCGGTTAGCGTGAGGCAGGAGCGCGAGTCCGGCGAGCTGCGCTACAACGTCTCTTTCCCTGGGCGCACCGACAAGGACTTGACGAGCCGCGAGATCCTTCACATTCGCGGCTTCGCACCGCAGGGCGGCCCGCTCGGGATCAGCACCATTCAGGCGCACCGCGAGGCGCTCGCCGCCCCCGCCGGGATGCAACGCTTCTTGAACTCGTATATGAGCCGCGGTGCCGGCCCGGGCGTTGTGCTCTCACTCCCGCAGCAGGTAACGCGCGAGCAGGCCCGCGAGCTCGCTGACACTTGGGATTCGCAGCACTCGGGCGTTGACCGCGCCGGGGCGACCGCCGTGATTGGTGGCGGCGCGACCCTGGAGACGGTCCCCGTTTCGCTCGTGGACGCGCAGTTCGTGGAGTCAATGCGTTTCAGCGTGGAGCAGGTCGCGCGCGTTTTCGGTGTTCCCGCCGCGCTCCTGGACGCTGGGACCCGTAACTCGCAGGACACGCAGGCACTTACCGAGCAGTTCGTGAAGTTTTGCCTCGTCTCCAGGATGAGCCGGATTGAGCGCGCATTGGCCGCCGACCCGGATCTCTTCACGACGACCGGGAACCTTTACCCGGAGTTTCTCGCGGACGGGCTTCTGCGCCCGAGCACCCGCGAGCGCTTTGAGAGCTACAAGGCGGGCATTCAGGCCGGATGGCTGACGCAGAATGAGGTTCGCAAGCTGGAGAACTACCCGCCGAAGGATGGCGGCGATGAACTGCAAAGCACGCCGGTAGGGGGCGCACCTAACCCGACAAGCGAGGCGCTTACCGATGGCTGACCTGACACCGACCGCAGCAATGGCAATCGAGGCCCGCCGCGGCCTGAAGTGGGCTGAAGAAGGACTCGCCGGCTCAGGACTTGTCCCCAGGACCGTTGCGGACGCGCGAAAGATGGCTGACCGTGAGGCGCTCAGCGAGGACAAGGTTCGCCGGATGCCCGCTTGGTTTGCTCGTCACGAGGTGGATATGAGCTCGGACGCTAACCGCGACCCCGATAACGACAACTTCCCCGGCCCCGGGCGGGTTGCGTGGGCGCTTTGGGGCGGTGACGCTGGCCGCTCGTGGGCTGAGCGCAAGGTAGAGGAACTTGATTCCGAGCAGGAGCGCGGGATTTGCGTGACCGTTGAAGTGGAGATCGAGAAGGACTACGCCGAGCCCGAGGATGGCGAGGAGCTAGACGATGAGGAGATTCCGCCGCTGAGCGGCGAGGAGGAGATGCCGGAGATGGAAGCGGAGTCGCTCAGCGTTGAGCGGGTAAAGGTCAAGCTGGAGGAGTTGCGCGTTGCGGCGAGCGGCGACCCGGAGAAGAAGAACGAGCTGGTTATCACCGGGTACGCGGCGCTTTTTGATTCCCGAAGCGAAGACCTGGGCGGCTTCGTTGAGGAGATTGACCGTGGCGCGTTTGCTGATGCCTTGAAGCGCAGCGATCTTGACGTTCGGTTCCTCATCAATCACGACTCCAATCTCGTTCTTGCGCGCACGAAGAGCGGCACCCTGGAGCTCTCCGAGGATGAGCGCGGGCTGCGTATCTACGCTCGCGTTGCGCCTTACTCCTACGCGGAGGATCTGCGAATCGCGATTGAGCGCGGCGACGTGGATCAGATGAGTTTCGCGTTCACGACCGAGCAGGATTCCTGGAGCAAGACTGAGGACGGCGAGAACCTTCGCCGCGTCAGCCGCGTAAGGGATCTTTTCGACGTGAGCGTAGTTACTTACCCGGCTTACCCGGAAACCAAGACTGAGGTTCTTCAGCGCGCCGTTGCGCGCGGGCTCCTCGCAACCGAATCTTCACCCGCCGAAGTGGTCCCGGCGGATGACCGCGAATCGTCCGAGACGGAGGTTCGCACCGAGCAGTCGCCCGATAAGGGGGCTGAGCTTTCAAGGCTTCGTGAGCTGATCAGGAGCCGGACCGATTCCCCGAACCTTTGAGGAGGTTCCCGTAATGCCAAGCTCTAAGCTTGATACCGCGAAGCTGCGTCTCGATGAGGCCGTTGCCGAGCGTCAGCGCATTTCCGACGAGATTGAGGTCGCGGACGAGTCCGCCGACGTTGATTCCCTGGAGCAGCGCTGGAACGAAAGCGATCAGACCGTGGAGGCCGCTAAGCGCGAGGTTGCGCTTTACGAGCGCATTGAGCGCGCCCGTGAAGACCTGCCCGCCCCGGCTGCCCCGGAGGTCAAGGTCGTCAAAGAAGAGCCGACGTATCGCAAGGACGGCAAGGTTTCGTTCTTCCGTGATCTCGCTCTTCGTAACCGTGATGAGGGTGCCGCTGAGCGGATGCGCCGTCACGACGCGGAGATGGCTGACCGTCGCGACGTTTCTTCGTCGTCTAACGGTTTCATCCCGCCGGTGTACCTGAGCGAGCTTGCCGCGGAGTTCCCGCGCGCCGGCCGTCCGCTGGCTGATGCGCTGCCGAAGGCACCGCTGCCCGCGTCGGGTACCTCGTTCACCGTCCCGAAGGTCACGAGTGGCGCTGCGGTTGCCGCTCAGACCGATGGCGGCAGCGTGCAGGAGACCGACCCGACCACTTCGCAGCCGGCGACTTACGTTCGCACGATTGCCGGTCAGGTGGATATCTCGCAGCAACTTCTCGATCGCAGCGACCCTGCCTTCGACGTAATCGTGCTGCGCGATCTCCAGAACGCCTATGACGCTGAGCTGGATCGTCAGCTCATCAACGGCGCTTCGGCTTCCAACGAGCACGTCGGGCTCCTGAACGTCTCCGGGGTCAACTCGGTCACGTTCACTAGCGCGACTCCGACCGCCGCTGATTTCCTGCCGAAGGTCTATAAAGCCATTGAGCAGATCAGCAGCAACCGGTACCTCCCGGCGACTCACGTTGTGATGAGCCCGCGTCGTGCAGCGTTCCTCGCTGCCGGCCTGAGCACGAGCACTCCGGTGTTCCAGCAGGGGCAGCTCACGCTCGCTTCCGGCTCGCAGAATGGCGCGCTGGTCAACTCCATCGCCGGCCTGCCGGTGATCGTTGATGCGAACGTTCCGACTAACCTCGGTTCGGGCACCGACGAGGACCGCATCATCGCCATTCACGCGCCGGATCTGGCCGTGATGGAGGGCGAGACGCGCACCCGCGTCCTGGATGCTCCCCTCAGCGACACGCTGGAGGTTCGCATTCAGCTCTTCGGCTACTCGGCGTTCCTTTCGGAGCGCTACGCGAAGGGCATCTCGGTCATCTCCGGTACGGGGCTGAACGAGGTTCTCTAAGTCCTAACGGGCTTAGGTTGCGGCGGCCCCTGGGGGGGCTTTGCCGGGTTCGATTCCCGGCCGTCGCCTTGCAATACCGACCCCTTTGAGGAGGGAGCACGACGTGAGTAACGCAGACGTGATTAGCGCTCTTTTGGATGAGCGCGCGCAGTTTGAGAAGCGCGGCGATAAGGCGGGCGTCAAGTCCGTTGATGAGCAGCTTCGGTTCTACGGTCACGAGGCCGCGCCGAAGGCTAAGCGCTCCACCAAGCGGGTCGCGAAGAAGACCGAGAAGCGGTAGATGGCCGCCGGTGATCTTTGCTCCCGCGCTGAGGTTCGCGCGTTCCTGGAGCTGCCCGCCGCTGATACCGGCCGTGACTCGTTGATTGACACGACGATCACGGCGCTTAGCGCGGCAATCACCGAATACACGCAGCGGGAGTTCACGCCGACCGCCGCAGCGACCCGCCGTTTCGCGCTGCCGGTCGGCAATCACTCTCTCGATCTTGCGCCTTACGACTTGCGGACCGTTTCGACGCTGCGCCTTCACCCGGAGGAGGCGAGCCCGGAGACGCTGACGGCTAACACCGACTATCAGTTGGAGCCGATCACGAACCCGAGCGGCACTTACACCCGCGTTCGGTTCTCGGCGCTCACGACGCTTTTCAACTCCGACTCGGCTCGCTACTTCGGTCGGACGCAGGTGGAGATCGCTGGGGCGTGGGGGTTCGCTTCGATTCCTAACGACGTGAAGCAGGCCGCCGTTGTCGCGGTCGCTTCGGCGCTGCGCCGTGACGTTCCCGCCCTGGATCTTGGGGATATCTTGGATGATCCGCGGGAGCTGACCCCCGACCGTCCGGTGAACTACGCGCTGCCGGCCGCTTCGCTGCGGATGCTCGCGCCGTACAAGCGCCACGGCTTCCGATGAGCTACCAAAGCACCGTCCCGGCGTTCAAGGCCGCGCTCCTGACGATCCTTCAGGCGCGGCCGGGGCTCTCGGGAGTGACCGTCAGTTATGGCGCGCCGGTGCTCGGCGCTGGTGCCCGCGAGTTCGTTGCCCTGGGCGACGTGGACGGGCAGCAGGAGTTCGCTTCGCTCGGCGCGATGCAGAAGGACGAGACGTTCACGATGACCGTCTATTGCTCTTGCATCAGGGAAGGTCAGCAGCAGCAGCAATGTACGGAGCGGGCGTTCGCGCTAGCCGCTGAGGTTGAGGACGCTTTGCGCGACGACCCG